TATAAAAAAAACATCAATATCTTTCGATATCTTAACTTCATTTCCTTCAGCATCAACTTGGTTATTGATCTTTTTCTTAATAGCATAGTTTTCTATGAAAGCCGTTGCGCCGCTTCTTATACCTGTAACTTGTTTTCCTTCAAATTCTGTATTGAACCGTGTATTAGTAACTTCTAAATACTCAGGTATTTTCCATGTATTATCAGACAGTTTAAATACATCATCACCTGGGTAATACACTTTAGCTGGCTGGGCGTAGACTAATTTAAAGAATAAGTCTACTGATCTTTCTGTTCCTTTAGAACGATAGAAATCTAATGCATTTTTTGCTAGTAATCTTTTATTCGTAGCTACATCAAATTGTATATTTTTTAATGTTTCTTCTTTAAAATATACAATGAAATCTTCAACGGTTTGATCTATGTCTCTATATTCAAGTAATCTGCGTGAATGATACATTACGTTGTTAGATTGCTCGAGCCATTCATAATAAGATTTTATTAGTGTTATGAACTGCGGGCCTTCTTCTCTATAGAAAGCAGGAAATTGCGATTCTACTAAAGGAGATATAAAAGAAGTTATGTCTTTCACTTGAAATTACTCTCTTTCAGGAACAACAGTTATTCTAATGTCTTGATCTCTAATAGATAGAATCGTTCTTAATTCTGATAAAATATCTTTAGACTTTGTTCTAGCGTATATTTTTACGAATTCTCCGGTGAAAGAATCAATTTTTAATTTGTTTATTATGATTCTTCCACTTTCATAATCTACACTTCCTATGTCAGAAACATCAGTGTGTTCAACACCAGAATCTGCTTTAAGTTTCAACGTTCCTAAACCATCATCTTCTAAAATTACTACTTTCCCATTTGATAAAAAAGGAGAAGAACTAACTGCGCTTAGATAATTTGCTGGGTGTGTTTTTTGCAAGTCTGCAAAATCGTCTTCTAAAGCTTGTTGAAAGTCTATACTATAATCTGTTTCTATGCCTAATTGCGGAGTTAACGATCTTATAGCTCTAACTACAGTGTCATTACTGATGATACTTCTATCTGTGCTATCAATAGAAGTTACTAAATTGCTATACCTAAACTTAACATTAAAGTCATCAATGTTATTTGTATTGAATGCCCTTATAGTGTTAAGCACTAGATCTTTAATTGATTCTTCGCTTAAAGCTGTCAAGTTGATGTTGTATCTAACAACAGTTTCAACATCTAAATACATGAAATCTGGATCGATGAATATTGGATCTATAGACAAAGAAGCTCTGGGTTTTATAAAATTATAATATTGTTCTTTTCTAATGTCAGGAACTCCATCCACATTCTTTAAATCTACAGCAATATAAACTTTACCAAATTGAGGAGGATCTAGTTCTTCACCGCCAAAAACAGATACTGCATTAATTTCTGGAAAATTGATTTTTAAAAGATTCTCATAATCTTCAGCAGTAACTGCTCTTTCTTGAGTAGTAAAGTATCTAGGAGCATTGAATTTGATTGATTCTAAAGATTCATTTACAGATCCTTGAGAAGCTGCATAGAGTGTATTGACCGATACGTTTGAAAACGTTCCTATAGCACCGTCTGCACGAAATACTGAACACCCATTAGGTAATTCACCTTTTGTTGCTCTATACTCACACACAACTACTGCGTTGTCCGCGGGCTTTCTGCCAATTACTCCATCTCCAAAAAGTATCTCGTACTTTTCACCTTCACATCCCTGAACGAAATAAATGTTTGAATTAGCTCCTTTTCCAAACAATGATGTAGCTCTAAGATAGGTGTATACATCTGCCCCATTGTTTTCAAGAACTATAACGCTCAATGAATCTGTATCTATTGTAGGATTAGACAATATAAATCTCTGGATAGGATTCGAATAATTTACATTAAACGTATCGGTTACGTATTGCCCTTCATAAATCGTTATTTCTCCTGTGGTGTAATCGTAGCGTGTGTTAGAAGAACCAACAGGTGTGCTCTTTAAAGACGTTGTTAAGATCGTTTTGTCGGTAGAAAAAGTGAATGTATTAGATCCAACCCTAGAAGTAAATGTTGTTCCTTTAGGGATTGATATAAACGTAACTGGAGCAGTATCTTCATTAGAAGTAACGGTAGAGATTGTAATTTCTACATTTGCGCGTGATGACTTAAATGATCTAGGAACATAGTTTAATTCCTTAGCCCTTGATATTACACTTTCTCTAAGCTGAGCACTATCTAAGAACATCTCATTTCCTACCATATTGAGGTAGAACGCGTTCATATACGTATTATATGCTAATATGTCTAGAAGCACATTGATGTTGCTTCCTTCAAAATCATAGTCTTTAAATGAACCCTGAGCTTTTAAGTAATCTTTAAAATTGTCTTTTAAAGAACTAAAATCTAAGTTTACTAAATTGATATTAGTTGTGTTAGCCATTATCTTACTCTATAGAGAGGTACATTGATAGTTATAACGTTTTCGATGGTCGTAACATAAAAAGTTATAGTGACCATGTATGCATTTTGATCTGGATAACCACTTGCGATTACGTCTATTAATTTTGCTCTAGGCTCATAATTTTCTATAGTTTCTCGTATCTGATTAACTATACCAACTTCAGTTTGAGGACTTATTGGCTCAAACAAAAATTTTTGAATATTAGAACCTATTTCCGGTTGAAATAATCTTTCATATTTATTAGTAAATAATAAGTTCTTTATAGAACTAATTACAGCATCTTCATTTTTATTTGTGACTATTTGACCGTTATCAGGATGCGCATTTACGTTTACCAAAAAATCAGAATAAAGATCTTCGCTTTTAGGTCTTTGCGCTGTGTATCTATCTGCTACTTTTGGTAATGCCATATGTTTTTCTTAATTATTATTTTGTCTATTTATCCGCCTACGAACACATTACCACTTCCTCCAGTCGATGAAGGAGCGCAATGAGCACCACCAAGCGGAGGGCACAACGAATCTGCAGCAGCTGAATTGCCTACTATAACTACCATTTTACCATTAACAAAAACTTGATTGCATGCTGCAGTTAACGCTCCAGCGCCATGGCTGTTTGGATCAGCGTCTACTGATACTAATAACCCATTTGCAAACACAGTCCCTTGTCCAGACACGACTGTAGTTGCGCCACACGCTCTGCTATCGGTGTCTCTATGAATTGCTATAGCCATTATGGATTTAAGTCTATCGTAGAACCGATTAATGTCATCGCTCCTCCCGATTGTATCTTACATGTTCCGCCTATCTGCATCTCGAAATTTTTACCTACTTGCGCCATTATGTTTTGATCAACTTCCATAGTTACGTTACCGACTACATGTATATGAACGTTTCCTTGAACATGAATCTCATCGTTCTGAGCATGAATAACGAAATTGTTTCCAGTAACTTTGGTTACAGTTCTTCCGTCTGCGCTTATTTCGACGTATGTTCCTGATTTATGATAGATGTGTATCCGTTCAGCATCTTTGGTATCATCTATCTCTATGACGTGCCCTGAGATCGTCCTTTTAACTTTATTCTGTGGATACAGGGCTGCGTACGTAGAAGGCGGCTCAGGGCCCATGAGAGGCTTGTTCTCCCACTGATTAACTTCTCTAGCAAGAGGAGAAACATCATGTAACTTAGGATCATTCTGTTTTATCGTTGGCATCGTTCCTAATAAAACTGGAACTTTTGCTGCTGGGCCATCGGCAAAGAAGCCATAAACAAAGCTTCCAACTAAAATTCCTGTTGGAGAGACACCAACTTCGCCAAACTCCGGTTGCTGATAGCTTGCGCTTGTAATCGGTAATACTGGAGCAGCCCATGGAAGATCTTCATTTTCGAAATCATCATGAAATCCTTTTATTCGTATCTTAACTTGGCCCAACATATCTGGGTCCATCACATCAATGACTTCGGCAAAAAACCAACAATAAGGAATGTCACCTGTAAATCTATTACTATTCATCAATTACTCCTAGTCGTTTCACCATATGTTCCTTTAATCAATTCCATAGAAGTATTATATCTATGTTTATTTTGCAACTTGTGAAATATATGTCTAATGGAAGATATTAAGTATTCACCGGAGACAAAAGAAGACGGTTCATTTACTTTCTTACCTCTTGCATTTGTTTGCCCATCAATTGCTGGCACTTGGCATTGTATTCTGTAACCAGCAGATAATACGCTATCACCCCAAGTCATTATTCTAAGTATGTTCTGTGTTAACAGCTCAACGAAAGCTTTATTGAATCCTATTTTATCTAAAAGAAAATCGTCTGGATTCTTAGAAGTATTGATAAAGAAGTTTGTTATAGCCGGCATTTTACTATATTCGGATTCAAAATTTGCGCTGTTTATTTTGGAAGTTTTTCCTGGAAATTTAAAATTAGGAAATTCTTTGACTAAATCAAATGTATTGGTTTGATACGTTCTAGTTCTTAAATCTAAGCTTGTAGTTACGTTCTTAAGTGCACCTTCTTGAACCATCTTTGCGGTTGATTGCTGAGTCACGTGATTGAAAGCTAAGATGTTTCTGAATGTAATATTTTTGACGTTTTGTTTTGTATCCGTATCAAAAAAGAATTCTGCGTCTTTTATACGACCATCTTTTCTTTCAAATAAGTATTCAACTGGACTAAAAACAAATCCTGATTTATTTTCAAAAAAAGAATATGTAGAAGATTTATACTTGACAGACACAGCTCTTCTACGTAAGAAGTCTATGCTTTGAAAAGGTTTCATCTGTATTAAGTCTAGGTCTTGAACGCCCTTTGTGCCCGATGGATCTAAAGTAATTTGTTTGCTAGTGGTGATTATATCAGTCATGATGTATTTAATGTATTCATCAATTTTCTTCTTGCGCATCGCCGTCGTAAAAAGTCTTTTTGAATTATCTAAAATTTCTTTTGAGCAAAGAATTAACTGATACCTAGCATATTGAGCATTTGGATCGGGGGCTATGTTCTTCACTTCGGTGATAAGTAAATCAAAAGTTCTTGATGGCAAGTCAACTTGATTCTTAAACTTTAAAATAATTTTACATTTGTCTGCTAGGATTGGATAATTTTCTCTTAGATTAATACCATCGGTTATTTCAATAACTCCAGTAATAACAGGAGATTTTATAGACTCAAAAATGTTTATGGTTTCAAATTGTTCAAACAAAGAATATGAAGATTTGCCACCTTTCAAATCAACTAAATCGAGTTGTTCGATTATGACGTCTCCAGCTTCATAACTTGTCTTAGAAGACATTAAAATATCTCTTTAATAGCCGCGTGAATGTCAGGAACATACCTACGATCTAGTATGTTTATAGTTTTCTTTAGTTCATTTTGTTCATTTTCAAAATCATAAGCAGTTACTGGAGAAAAATAAACTTCTTCATTAGGTGACATGCTTCCAGTCGTACCACCAAAAGCGTTGAATACTAGGTTTGCAGACGTTATCTCTGCATTTGCCAACGATTGATCTCCTAGAATGTACCCGGATTGCACCACAATATTATTAATATCAACGAATCCACTGATATGTTGTACAGTTACGACTGATGAATTACAGAATGAAATGAATCCAGATGAATCACCTTGAGTAACTTTTTCACCAACAATAAATTGTGTATTACCTACTAAGCTTACATCAAATGTTATTATTTTATTTGTAGAAACCGTAGTGTTTTCTCTTATTCTTTCGTAGCCTAAAATTTTATTATCAAAATTTACAGTGGCTGACCAATATTTTCTAGCTTCTTCAGATAATGAATTATAACCACTTTCATCTATGATAGAATCATCCTGATCATAATTATTTCTATAAAAAAGAATCTGTTGATAAGCGTTTCTTACAGACCCATATTTTTTAGTAATGTAGTTATCAAAATCTGCTTGCGTTAAAGCAACGTCGTAGTATGGATCTATCACTTCATTGAATAAATGTAGGATCCAAACATCATCTGCATCATCATAGTAATCATAAGCTAAGTATTCGTATCGTAAAGAACCAGATGATTCTTTTTGTACATATGGATAGAAAGAAGTAGAAT